TTTGGATTTTTAATTTGCGATAAATGTTGATTTGCTACAGGCCACGCTAAACTACTTGGCCCAGTAAAAACAGGAATACCGTGTATGGCTGCTTGAATACCTGGATTACTACTCCAACTTATAAGTGCAAAAACATCTTTGAAACTTAGATTAAAATCATCATATGTGCCACGTAGCTGTACAGGATCATCTCTATAAACGTTTTGATATTGACGTTCTATATGTTCTAATCTGCAACGTGGATGCGGTCTAAATATAATTGGCATATCAGTGTATGTTTTTATTTCGTCTATAATACTCATAACCCAATTACTCATACGTGGCATATTTTGCCACTGTAAACTTTTATCGTGTTGTCCGCAGATCAAAATATGATCTCCATTATCTCTCCAAGGTTTTAGATGTAGCCCGAGTTCAGTAGCTCTAGTACTATCCATATTACTACTACCAAAAGAAGCGTCCCTATTAATTCCATTTAGACCTACTTTCCAAGTTGTGCCACGTTTTATACCTCCAACTTCAAGTACAATAACAGGCTTGTTTTGTTTTTTACAATTCATCCATATATGTTTGTTTGGAGTCATTCTGCCAGCAAATAATACACTCCATATTACGTGTACATCAGCATCACTAATTTTTTCGCTTTTAGATATACTATGTCCAGCTTCAAGAATACTTTTCTTAAATGCTTCAAATACAGGAGTTGAGTTCATTGCTCCATATTCATTCCATAATTTAAATATCATACTTAAATACTCCAGTACTATTTAACAAGGATAAAATATGTCAAACATAACTGTGGTAACAACATTTCATCAACCAGGACTAGACAAATACGGACAACGTTTTTTAGATAGTTTTGCAGACAAAGTTGATTCACAAATTAAGTTGCTTGTATATGCAGAAGATTGTTTTCCTGCAATTACAGAAAGATCGCAAATTATTGAGTATCAAGCCACAAGAGAACTTCCTAAATTAAATAAATTTAAAAAGCGTTGGAAAGATGTACCAAAAGCAAATGGTATACCTCCAGCAGATATAAAAGCACGTAGACCTAGAGATTGGCATAAAGAGTTCAAATGGAATGCAATTCGTTTTGCTAATAAGGTTTATGCTGTTTTAGATGCATTTGAAAAAAGCACTGATTGGTGTGTATGGATGGATGCAGATACATTTGTACATAATGAGTGGAGTTACAAACAATTTAAAAAATTGTTGCCAGACGATAAATGGATTACATATGTAGGTAGAGGCAAAGGTTCGCAAACTTGGCCAGAGTGCGGCTTTTATGGATTAAACAAAAACCATCCAATGTGTGTTCAATTTGTAAAAGAGTTTGAAAGATTTTATGAAGATGCAGAAAACGGAATCTTTGAATTAGAAGAATGGCACGATAGTTTTGTATTTGGACACATATTAAATCAGCTCAAAAAAATTGATAACAATGTATTAGATTACAGTGCTGATATGTATTTGAAAGAAGCAAAAACCGGAGGCGGAGGGCATCCTTTGATTAATACAGTGTTAGGAACTTGGATTGATCATATGAAAGGTGATAGAAAAAACACAGGTAAAAGTTTAGCTAAAGATATGATGGTCAAAAGAACTGAAAGTTATTGGACGTAGTTTTTTATATGACTCCAACATTGTCCTGTTTCTAGTTCACTAAAGTTCCAATGAAACATACTTATTCTACGTAACCACCGCAGCCTATCAAACATTTTTGGATTTTCAATATCCGATAAATGATGATTACTAACTTCTGCACATTGGCTTTTATTTGGTTCTGTAACAAATGCATTATAGCCCTTAATAATAGGTCCAACTATACCGCTACTATTTTTATTAATTACAGCGTGACAATTCCTCAAATCATTTTCAAGCATATTAGTAGGATCACACAGTTGCACTTTGTTTAACTTATAAAATGGATTGTGTCTTGGATTTAAAAACAACTTTGATTTTTTACAACCAGGATGCGGTCTGATTCTTATAATTCTATCACATCCTGTTTTTCTAATCTGCCTTACTGTCCGCATAGTCCAGTCTATAACATCTTCTCCGCCCATACTCCAACCGCCTTGTCTTTGTAACAAAATTAGAATATGGTTACCATTTGTTTTTTGTTCCTCAATACGTATACCTGTATTGGTACTAATTTTATTCCATCTAGTTTCGTCTACATTATCGTCACAATATATTCCTGTATCTGGAAACACACCATTCAAACTGTATCTTAAATATCCGTGTGGATTAGCTTTATTAGCATATAAAAATAAATTTGCATCTGCAACTATTGTATACTTGTTATTTTTTTGTTGATGATCTATTACTTTTTTTCTTAAGTCTAAATGACTTGGTCTTGTATCAGAGTAAACCCATCCTTGTATTACTGCTGCATCACAATCAACAGGAAAATAGCCACGCATCAAATGAGATTCATCACCAATGCGTTGCACTCCATTATGAAACTTTATTATAAGTTCTTCTTTTTGTTTATTAGTATTACCTCTTGGAACACTAGTAAGGTAATTAACTACTTTCATTTAAAATACGCCACGCAGTACCATCTTGCATTTCTTGTTTTGTAAATTGGCAATAAGTTAAATGAGCTGCATATGCTTCCATAGTTAGTTTATCAAATGTTGTAGGATTTTCTACTTGCGACAAACTAGTGTTACATAAAACAGTGGCAGCATTTGGTCCTAATGCAATTGCAGGTTTGCCGTTTAGTAATGCTTCTGTTGCTGCAATGCTGTTATACGTTACTACACAATGCACATCGTTTTGCAAAGCGTGTATAATATTACCGTCAGCTATACGTTCATTACGCTTTGGTTTTAATCTAATTTCTACAGGTCTGTCTGTGTAGTTCTTAAGTTCTTTTATAACGTTTTGTGTCCATTCCTCAGGAGTTGGCTGATTCCAAAACTTCATTACCTTATCACTTGGTGGACAAATTAATATTTTTCTACCAGGATGAAATTTTAAATATTTCCATCCTAATCTATTAAGTCTGTCACTAGGACGTTCTTTAATTGGTCCTAAATGTTGTAAAGCATTTTTTGTAATACGATGCCATATTTTACTTTTTGTTCTTTCATTACCTAAGTAGCCACTGTCTATAGCAAAGAAATCTCTTTTCTTTTCCCAACACTCTTTAATTGCAAGTTGACTCTTTTTACCCAAGCCTCTTATAAGTAATGGCACCCTTGATTTTTGCTCTTGTTCCCAAGTGCTAAGTTCTCCACTAGGAATACCTTGTACTAATGCTTCTAAATATTCGTCAAACTCATAACCCTTTTTCTGTGGATTAAAATTGCCTTCATCAGAGTCAGGAAAAATTGCTGCTACTCTATCACCTCGTATTGCCATTAATTCCTCCTTAAAATCTGTTTCATAAAATTTTGCATCTGGATCCTTTAAATGATTAAAGAATTTAACCATTAATTTTTTTTTTTGGTCGTCCATTATAATGTTTTCAGGATGTATTCTTTCGTTTATTTCTACTTCTTTATCACGTTTCCGTTTTTCATCTAAACTTTGTGCTTTGGCGCTTGCGTGTTTGTATGCATAAGACAAATAATTATTTTTTGCTTTGTACCATTCAAGTGCGTATTCGCAATTTTCATATTCTTTAAACCAAGGACCGCCTTCTGTATAATGTAATGCTTTTGGCTTACCATCTTTTGGTTCTTGATACCAACCTACAAGCCAATTCCACTCGTGACTTAATTCTCCTATTTCAGCATCAGGCACCCAACTAAATCTATGGAAGTATGCACCAGTTTTCAGCGTGTCGTTAATCAACTCTTTTCCTAATACACCATTTGTATAACTACTACAATTTATTAGCATCATACTACTCCAATTTTTTCTTGGATATTGGTGTTGTACTTTGCCATCCATTTTTGTACCTTCTTTAGGTGTATAATCGTGTTGAGCACACATAATAGCATACTTTTTATCTGCTTGATCAAATAGTTTCTTTACATCATCTAGAAACACAAAGTCACAATCAATAAACAATGACCAGCCTGTAAAGCCACTTAGGTATGGCACTAAAAACCTTGTAAATGTAAATTCAGTACTAGCCATTGCATCTAAAGGTCTATTGTATATGTCCTTTTTTCTTAATTCGTCCTGTTTAAGGGGAATAATTTTTACAGGCACAGAAGCGTGATCTAATATGCTTTGTTTGCACACTTGAAATGCAATATCTTCTCTACTATCCCATCCTACAAATATTTTTAAGGGTTCTTGTTCCATCAGTCTCTTCTTTCTATATCATCTTCTGTCAATTCTTTACCAAGCCATACTTCTATTACTTTAGCAGATTGATTATCTAAGTTTACTGCTTTGTGCCAGTAACCAACAGGTATATCAATGCTATCACCTGGCACTAATAGTTTACTTGTTTCATTGCCGTTCTTATCTTCAAGAAACATATTGATTACACCATCAACAACGTGCCAATGTTCACTACGTTTAAAATGTCTTTGATCGCTTAGTTCTTGTCCTTGTAAAAATTCTAATTGCTTTACTTGCCAGCCTTCGCCTTTATCTAAAACAGTGTACTTGCCCCAAGCACGTTCTGTTGTTGGTTGGCTCCAATCTTTTAATATCCAACTACTTGAATTTTTCTTTTCTGATCCGCCAACACTAAACACAAACTCTACCTCAGTGCTATCACCATACTTTTCATATTCGGGTGTGCTTATAAGTGTTCTATCACCCCCATTAGCAAATACAACTCTCCAGTTACTACCTTTTGTACTTAATACTGTGAAGATTGCTGCACAGGCACTATTATCGCTATCGTCAAAAGCAATAACTTGGTCAACACATTCCATTTCTTTTATAATTTCAGCACGTTCTCTAAATGGCATAAATGCTCGGCCTTTTTTACGTGCAAGCCATTCGTCACTGTTTAGTCCGACAACAAGTTTGTCTCCTAATTTTTTTGCTGCTTTGAAGTATGCAATGTGTCCTGAGTGTATAGGATCAAAACCTCCTGTAACTAATACTGCCTTTTTACCAGCCAAAGATATAATCCTTTCTGACACTACTTATTTCAACAGCACCGTGTGATTTCAAAAACTCACCTGCACAATATTCAGTATCAGGATGTTGTTCAACAATAACAATTGGCTTGTATTTTTTTAGAGTGTTTATGCCACCCTTTAGCACTTCTAATTCGTGCCGTTCACAATCAATTTTTATTAGTTCGAATGGAGGCATAAAACTTTGATCAAGTGTCTTTACTTTGATATTGCCTTCTTTTCCGTTGATAAAACTATTTCCTGTATTGTTTGGATCATAAGTCATATCAACATTTTTTTGTTCACTGCCTAGTGCAAAATTATTTAGAATTACATTGTCAATACCTTTTGTATTTTCTAATAAGCATTCAAAAACTTGTGCCATAGGTTCAAATGAAATTACTTTGTTAAATTTTTTAGACAACGGAACAGTCCATAATCCTACATTTGCACCAACGTCAATGGCTGTGTTAAATTCTTTTACATACAAAAATGCTTCGTCTCTAACATCGTCTTGGTATTCAGCAGGACCGCCTTGACTAATACGCTTGTTTATCATTCTTTCAAAATGTGTATCTGTATCTGGCAAATAATAATTATGAACTTTTTTCATTAATAATTCTTTCTAGCTCAAGCCATTTATCTACTACTTTAATTGGTGTATAGTACTTAGTAATATGGTCCTGACCCATTAAAACTTTTTGATGAACTTCGTTTGGATTGTGTATAAAATACTGAAATCCTGCTGTTAAATTACCTGTCCAAATGTAATCTTGCAAGTCAACATAACTTGGTATGTAACTTTGTGTAATTACAAACTTTCCTTGTTGTAAAGCATCTATTGGTCTATTGTTTCCTTTGCCTTTTACAAATTTTTCTATTTTGTCTTTATAAAAAATTGGCAACAAAATAGCATCGCTATTGTTAACCATTTCTTCTTGTGTTTCATAACTCCAGTTTGTCCACCAGCTTGGATCGTCTATATTTTTATTTGTAACAACATCTATATGTACGTTTGGATGTATTGTTTTAAAATTAGCAATTATCATATCAAAGTTTACTTTATGAATATTTTTTCTTGCTCCATAACATACAAGTTTTACAACATCATTGCTACCAAAAACTTTTTTTATTGGTTTACTTTGTTTTCTTTCTGTTAAGTCTGCTATAACATAACATTTATTTTTAAACAATCTTTCTACATCTCTTGCTAGATATTCACAGGTAGCAACAAAAAATTTACAATGCTTTGCAGCCTTTGTATACAAATCTATAACATCTTGTTTATAAAATTTATAGTCAGATATATCACAAATAAATTTTGCATTTTTATCTATTAAAGTATTTAAAATTTCGTTTGTAAATTTTTTACCAAATACAAATAATCTATTATCATTCTGTTGTATCTGATTTAAATCTGTAATAAGCCCGTTGTAGTTGCTGTCCATATTTTCAAGTAACAAAGTACCTCTTGATCTAAAACTATATCTATTGTGTTCTTTGTCACTTACATAAAAATACATTATTCTTCCTGGTATTCTGATAACAGTCTACGTATCTCGCCCCAAGTACCCAAGTCTATGTAATCCTCAACTTCTATACCTTCAGTATTATAAAAAGGTGTATGTGTAATTTTATTGTTATCTACTTTTTTCTTTAATGTACTTTTTTCCATATATTCTATAGCAGGCATAAAAGAATTAGCTCTGAATGCAAAGCTACACCAATATGCATTAAATTTTGCAAAGTCAGTTTGCGGCTTATCCTCATAAAACTTAACAATATTATTTTCCATTTGTAATGCGCCTTTTGTAGATAACATTAAAGGATCTTTTTCTTTTTTATAAAAAAATACAAATTCGTTATTTTCTAATTTATTTTTTACTTGTGTATATAAATCTTCAGTGCCACGTAATTTTAATATTGTATCAGGAAGTAAAACAACATTGTCTTCTCCAAACCATTTATAAGCACTTTTTATTGCACCTGTGTATTCTTTTTCTAAAGGATTTTGATATACAAACGCAATGTTATATTTGTGTTTATATTTAGACAAGTAACCAACTATATCTGTTTTAAATTCATTTATTACTACTACAAAGTCAACACTATTTCTATCATAGTCTTTGAAGTAATCAAAACTATAATCTATAAGTGCTTGATTTTTATCTAGTCTAAGTATTTCTTTAGGATAAGGTAAATTTAATCTTGTGCCTTTACCTGCGGCAGGAAGTATTACTGTTAGGGTCATACTCTATTTACAAAGTTGCGTCTTCCATTCCTGCAACTCTGAGTTTTACAACATTTGTAATTTGCCATTGTTTTTGATCAAGTGCTTTTAGTACACCTAACCATTTGTTACGCATAAGCGCAAATTCATTTATAATCTTTTCATAGTCGACGACATCTTTTTCGCCGTCGACATATTTTTCTACATCTCTACTGCTTAATGCACGTTGATAGTTTTCTAAGTACTTACGGAAAAAAGAGCTACGCAATCTACGTAGCTCTATGTTCAAATATTCTAAAATGGCTTCGATCTCTTGTAGTTGATTAAATCTATGTTCTACAATGCCAGGCATTTGTGATGCTTGTTTTTCAACATTGCCAAAAAACTTACATTCTTTTTTTGCCTCTGCTAGTTCGATTTCAAAGTGTTGTATAGCCGCTGGTATTTCATTTATATTACGACTTACTCGACTGTACCATCCCATTACTCATCCCACTCTTCTTCTTCATCAATATCCTGATGATCCATTTCTAAATAATATTGAATAGCATAATCTAAATGTTTGTCGTGACCTAACATTTCCTGTAATTGATCATCTGCTAGTCCATAATCTATCAATGTGTCAACATATTTTTCTGCTGCAAGCTCGATGTGCTTCTTATCCAGATACTCCTTAAAGAGCATCCATATATCCGCCACAAATTCTTCATCCATTTAAGACTGGCTCCTCGTTATGATCCACAGCTTCTTCGTCTGCGTTAGCGATATTTACCATTTGTTCTTCTTTTGCCGGTAAATCGGCCATGATCATTTCGAGTTTGTCACCTGTCCAGTTCTTTCGATATTCTAAAGTTTCCACATTGTTGCTATCAATATACTTGTAGCGATTGCCTTGCTTTTCAAGTAAGCCTTTTGCTTCTAACAAATCAAACATACCTGAATATGGATCCATACCTGTTTCATATGGAATCTTTACTTGCACACCTTCAAACGGTTTTGCATAACGTGTTTTCATAACC